TTGGGGGAAGAATAATAAGTAGTGTTGCCAAGCCCTAGTTTACCTAGAGAACCATTACCCCATGCCCAAAGAGTGCCATTGCTTCTAGTTGCTAAAGTAGTGTATTGACCCCCAGAAATATTAAGCCATACCGTCACACCTACTTGTTTGGGGGATGAATAATAGGTTGTGTTGCCTAGACCTAGTTGCCCAAAGTTATTTTGTCCCCAAGTCCAAAGTTGTAATTGCGCTGGTACAACGCTGTTACTTGCCGCACTTGCTGCACTTGTGCCAACTGCATTGGTAGCCGTAACAGTAAATGTATACGAAGTATTAGTGGTCAACCCAGAAACTGTAATTGTTCCAGACCCTGCTTGAGCTAAAGTTCCTGTAACGCCATCGGGAGAACTTGTAGCAGTGTAAAAAGTAATTGCAGACCCACCATTACTTGCTGGTTGAGTAAATGCAACAGTTGCGGTAGTAGTTCCTGTGGCTGTAGCTGTTCCAATAGTAGGTGCGCCTGAGACTGATGTCACCGCTGCTGTGGTATTGGAATCAGCCGTAACTCCAGATGGTGCAATAACATTAGTGGCTTTAACTCTACAAAAAATACTAAACCCAAAATCACCTGTAACCACCACATAAGATGAAGAAGTTGCACCACCAATTGAAGTGCTTGGGCTTCTAAACCATTGATATGTAAATGTTGGTGCTGGTGAACCTGCCCATGTTCCATTTGTAGTTGTAAGCGTAAAGCCTACAGAGGCTGTTCCCGTAACTGCGGGGGCCACAATATTAACCGGAGCAGCACTGTAGCTGCCACCCACAACTGTGAGCATAATTCCACTCACGATACATTTCCAGTAATAAAGACAACAGAGGTGGTCACAAATAAAACTGTGCAAACCCCTCGACTAGCTAATGTAAAAGAAGTTACTATTGTATTTGTGCCGCCAAGGTATGCGGTTATAGCAGAGCTGGTATTTGAAATGCCCGCTGTAGTGTTATTTACTATGGATATGACATCCCCCGCAGCAAACACGCTGGCTGGAATCACAACTGTTCCGCCTGTGCCAAGAACAACGAACTTACCTACATCGCCAACCACTAAAGGGTAACTTGCTGTTTTTGCACTCCCTGTTTGAGGGACGTTAAGGTAACCCAAAGAAGAGGTCTGCCCCGGAAACGTGTATGTATAAGCACCAGAAACAGTAAAATTAGATGCAAAAGACCCTGAAATAGTCAGTGTGCTTGCCGGATTGTTTGCTACACCCGTGCCACCGTTTGCAGCGGGGAGTGTGCCTGTCACGTTTGTGGCAAGATTTACAAATGTTGTAGATGTTGTTCCCGTGCCACCAGATGCCACCGGCAGCGCAGCGCCTAGAGTCAAAGCGGCAAAGTAGTTCTCGGCAGTTATGATGTCTGTGCCGTTGCTGACTAGGGCTATCTTTGCTGCTGCTGGGATGGACACCCCGGTCTGGCCTGTGACCTTGAATGTGATGGCAGATGCGGTGTTGTTGAAAACAAAGTACATCTTTGTCTTGGCTGTGGGGACGTTCACCGTACCGCCGCCTGTGCCGTTAAGCTGGATGTAGATGCTCCGGGCTACCCCCGTTGTGCCGTCAGGAATGGTCAGTGTGTCTGAACCTCCAGTGGCTGAAAATACCTGATAGCCCAAGGCTTCGTCAAGCATGTTGGTGATGTTGCTGTTTACAACTGTGCCCCAAGTACCCGACAACTCTCCCGTGACAGGTAGGGCCAGAGCCAGATTCGTACTGTATGACGTTGCCATTAAATCCTCCTAATTCGTCGAGACAGCAGACCAGTTAGCTGTCTGCGTATTATCTATCACACTCCAAGCAAACGCTTGCGAGATTGACCCTACTGATCCGGTTGAGCTTACTCCAATAAGCGCAACACTAACTATAGACCCGAGACTGCCTACTGATCCTGTTGAACTAACCCCTGTCAGCGGAAAACTTACACTTGCAGCAACTGTACCTACCGATCCCGTTGCACTAACCCCGGTAAGTTCTGCGGTTAAACTGCCGGTAGATGTTCCAACCAAACCCGTGGCTGACACACCTGTGAGCGCAGCCTGACTACCGCCCCAAGTATTACTACCCCATGTGCCATCGCTCCATGCTGTAGACATATCACTTTATGCCAGCCGTAGCAATCCGGTAGACGCATCATTGGTTGGCATCGTCAGTGAAAACGTACCCGCCGCCACCGTCTGAGCCGTGAAGGTAAATACCGCTACAGCGTTCTTGCCTGCATTGGTGTCGTTGTACAGCAGCATGGCATCAAAAGAAGTTGCCAAAGTGACGGTTGTGTAGGTAATGGTTGCTGAAGGAGTCAGAAACGCCGTTGTTGTTGTGTTGCTTGGCGCTGTACCAAATGTAACTACAACCCCGCCAGTAGTGTACCCCGCACCCGATACTTCTGTAACCGCACCTGTAAACGAGGTCGTGGTGGTTCCCAATGAACTTGCTGCCGTGTACAAGGCGGCTTTAAACACATCGGCTGTAGCTACAGTATGTGCAGGTATATTTGTAGCGTTGAAAGCGTGAACTGCATTAAACAGGTCTACCTTGAACGAGTTAGTCATGCATTGCGTATTTGCCACGGTATTTCCTTAAATTTCAGCTGTTTCGCCAAAAGTTACGACAGCACGTTTTAGTTGCACATGCGCCGAACGATGTACCAATTCACCACCCAACCAATATTCAATCCATGTGGTTGTTTCGTTGTCGTTGTCTATGGTTCCTTCCCGCTTGTCCAGCAGGGACTCGTCCATTTCGCCTTTGGTGGTTGTGATCATGGTAGCCGTATCAATGAGGTGGTGGATGAGTTGGTGGGCATCACAACTGTGAACGAGGTCGTAGTGGTTTTATCAGCGCCGAAGTCCAATACTGCCACCGATTTGTTACCCTTGGATGTATTGTAAATCAAGGCACCCCGTGCTGTAAACGCACCTGTAGTCCATACTACGTTGGTGAAGTTCACAAAGGCGGTGGTGTCCGTGACACTGACAGACACGCCGGTCATCACTTGCCCCGCAGCGGTGTAGCCTGTACCTGAAATCTCCCCACTTGTTGTGTAAACAGTGGTAGTCGCTCCCAAATCGGCATTGGCTGTGTACAACGCCATGTAGAAGGTGTCTGTGGAGAAGTCATGTACCGCTTGAAGCAGTTGCTGCTTGAAGGATGTGGTTAGGGTTTGGGCAATGCTCATGTTACTGTCTCAAAGCTGTTGCTCTTCCGAACATTTTCTACGCCCGGAATGACTTGCAGATTGTATGGCGTATGCAGCCCCGATACAGTTTTGCCTTGCAGTGGGAGGATGTGGTCTACGTGCCAAGAAAACCCAAACATTTTAGTGCGTAAAGCTGCAAGTTCGTAAGCTTGTTCAATCATCCAGTGGTCATCGGAAGACAGCCACACAGGTGTACGTTTTATTTTTGCCAGTCGCCGCTTTACTGTAAGTGCGTTTATTTTGCCTTTGTTGTTTGCTTTTGTTTTCTTTGCGTACGCTTTTACTTTCTCTGAGTTGCACTTGCTCCATGCAGAAATAATAGCCGCGCATTTTTCTTTGTTTGCTGCCCGGTACGTAATGTCCGTAGTGCGTTTTTTTGCAACAAAAGCTGGATTCTGTATCAACTTGAGGCGATCTTTACGTTGTTGTGCCTTTGTGCGCTCTGGATTTGCCGCCCGACTAGACCGTAGATGCTCACGCGAACACTCTATACATGCACCCGATACACGCCGAAGCCCATTAAGTTCGGGGTGCTTAGTGCACGCCGACCCGTAGCATGTGGGTAACTTTAAGGCTTTTGCTTCTTGTCGGGTATATTTTATCACTACGCCACCCCATTATTTTGAGGTAATGGCGACATACGGTATTGCCCGTTTCTATAAGAATCAGATCGCTCTAAGCCATCGCCCAGACGTTTAAGCTGCCCTATTGCCTCTTTGTACTTGCCGTCGTATAAGGCAACCATGTCCTGCTCACCCTTCATGTAGGTGTAGGCTTCAACCAGTGTCCCATACAAAAGCGCGGGATCGTAGTTGTCACCAAGCCATGTGGTTGAGGCGGTGACGATGGACT